GTTAAATGTGTTTATACATGGAGACATGCCAGAGAAGATCAAACGTATTTGCAAGTTATATAATGTTACAGAAGACGGGGCAGTAAAACTTATAAAGGATACAGATAAAAGACGAAGGATAAATTATAATTTTTATACAGAACAAAAATGGGGGATGGCAAGTAATTATACATTGTCATTAAACAGTTCGCAGTTGGGATATGCAAGGTGTGAGAAGATGATCATGGGTTGTGTGGATATTTACTAGATTAGACTTTATTCCAAGATTTGTAACAACATCAAGGAAAGATACTGTATATTATTAAAGTGATATGCAGTGCCATTCTTTTTATGGTATAATAATTTTGCAATGTTAGGAAATGGCTTAAAATGGTCATTTCCTAACATATGTGTTACTAATTTGTTACTTGTTGAATGGAAATTTATTATTTCAACAAGAGAATAGTATCTCTCAATTGTTCCACTGTTTTATGATTATAAACCCTATTTCCAACATCTTTAGATTTGTGCCCCATCAGCATATCAATACACTTTCTATTACCACCTGCATTATCAAGGAATGTTTCAAAAGTATGTCTAGCTTCATGAGGAGTTTTCTTCTTCTTTGTTATATAAGAAATAACAGTTTTCCATTCTTCATAAAAATCCCCTTTTTTAAATTTAGATCCTTCATCAGTTTCTAAAAAATATTCATTACTTTTCTTTAGCCGATTTTTCACAAACGGCATGATACGAGGATGGATTGGCACAATTCTGTTCTTCCCTGAAGAAGATTTGCTTCCGCCTTTAAAATATTCTTCTTCAAGATTGATCTGATCACATGTCATATTTAACAATTCCATTAATCTGAATCCGGTGTAAATATAGATTAATACAATATCTACATTTTTTTGATCAGATATTTTCCACAGAGCTTCAACTTCTTTTTCAGTGAATGGAGTGCGTTTAGTTTCTCCCTGTTCTGTGCTGACAGAAATTATTTGAGAATACATCTTATCTATAATGTCTAATTCAAATGCAAAATTATCTAAATGCCACCAAAGTGCTTTGATATGAGATTGTGTAGCGTAACTACGACCACAATCGTCCATGGTTGCTTGCATATGATAAGCTCGTATTTGCCTATATTTCTTTCCGTACAGTTTTTGACAATGTTTATAAGCTGCTTTAAGTGTATATAAACGAGAACTTCCAAGTTTAGGAGCTTTTACTTCAAGCCATCGCTTATATAATTCTGCAAGAGTGACGCGATTGCGATCAATATTCCAAGGATTATCATTGTACCTGGCTAAAATAATATTTGCCTCTTCACGAGTAGCAGCATAGTCCACTGGGACCTGCCTTCCGTGTCCATCTTCATCGTATGTAGTGACTTTAATCACATAAGGGCGTGAACGATTACCTTTTAATTTTGTCACACTGCCGTAGCCGTTGGGGTTTCTTCTTGCCATATATCATCATTCCTTTCTAAAAAAAGGGTACAAAAAATACACCCTTATCAAATTGTGTTTTTGCAGGATGTATGATATAATTCTGGTGTCGAGTCAGAAGCATATCACACACCACGTTGTTGATAGGTTTCTAAATTCCGTCTGGTTGTCAGCCAGGCGGTTTTTTATTTTGACCATTTTGGTGAAGTTACCGAAATGGTATTTAGTAAATTGTTTTGTCAGAGTCTGACAAAAGTATTTTGTATAAAAATCTGTGCATAAATTGACAGATGATGTATAAACTATTATAATGACAATAAGTTAACTCGAGAAGGATATGGCTGGGTTCCTGAATGGGAGTAGGCAGTAATGCTTAGAATTTCCTTTGCCCCTGGGGTTGACTTATTTTTTTGTCTTAATATTATCTAAAATATGTTCTGGATCTTTTGTAAGTTCGACCACAATAAAATCAATTGCTTGCTGAGAATAGGTATATTGTGGTTGTTCATACTGTGTATGAATATAACAAAACTTTTGATTGGATTTTAATCCATAGTGTTTACAAAAATTATTAAAATGAAAACGGTTAAACTCAGTATTTTTACCATTATATTTTAACTGAATATTTTTCTTACTTATTTGTTTTTGTATAGCATCGATACAATGTTTTGCAGTATAACAGTGTGTTTTGTTTGGATCTTTCAGCTCTTTAATGATCTGCACAGGAGTATCAGCTGATTTATCAACTTTTACAAAAGAAGTAGCTTCTTCTTTTTTCTTTGTAATATAATGATGATGTTCTATGGTGATTGCAAATTTAGCATTATTATTCTGGGATAGAGTATCAATAGCATCACGTGTTTTGAATATTTTTGTAGCAATCTGTTCAGGATATTTTGCAATTATTTCAGATTCATTCAGGGCTTTCATGCTGACAGACAGTGTTAGAAAGTTTTGAGGAATGATTTCTGTCATGTCTATAGAATGAAATAACATCATTTTGTCATTAAAATTCAATATACAAGATTGAAATAATGGAACATATACCATTTCATATTCTTCTACAATAAAGTGTGTACTGGTATTGCGAAGATCAATAATTTTTTCAAGATTGATACGAAGAGGATCTTTATTATTTGTAAATACTTGTTGGATACAGTTTTCCAAAGATAAAGTTCGTTCTGGATTATCTTTATAATATATACTATTTTCGCCTTTTGCTTTTATCATATAAGCTTTAAGCATTAATTCCCAGGCATTGCAGATAAAGAAACTAAAACCTTCAATTCTATATTTGATTGTTGGTTTATTGTATATTTCTATTGCCATGGTAAAAGCTTCTTTTGATTTGTCAAGTAGTTTTTCTGTAAGGTCCATATGTTTACTCCTTATTATACCTGCTGTACTTTTTACTGCTTTGTCAGAGTCTGACAAAATAAATCTATTTCAATCTCAACCGAATCAATTCCTCACTATACCCAAGTGCCAGTGCGATCTGATTCGTCGTAAATTCCTTCATCCATTTGTCATGATCGTAATTATTATTGATTATATCTTCAACCAAACGTTTGAAAGTATTTTTATCGCATAAGACAAATTCATAAAAGTGATTCATTACTTCACAAGCATCTTCAAAAATTGTTTGAGAATAAAATTCTCTTAAATTATAAATTTTTCCTACAAGATATGTTAAATATGGTTCATTAAAAGAATCTGAATGTACACGTGTAGAAGAATATACGCCATCGTTATATAATGATATGCTGCTAAAATTTGAAGCCATAATCTCAAAGTAGAGTGCCTTTAGGTAGTACAGAAGAGAATCTTCCTGTTTACCTGAATCACCTAGCCATTCAGCCATAGATCGATAATTACATGTTAATAAATTGAATTTACTATTTTTCATGTATTCAAATTCTCGATCATTGAATATAGACCAAATGATCTTATGAAAATCATAATTATTTGGACATGATTTCTTAGCAGATATATATTCGTCAATGCCTATCCCTAATTTGATTCTGTGGTTAAACAGATCAATATAATCTTTGTGATTTTCCACAAAATATTTTCCCTTATTAGATAGAGAATAAAATTTTATATGATCAGCATTTAAAATATGCATTAATTCATCAGAGGAATCAGTAGCTAATAGACGATTGATCAAATCTTCTTTGTTCCCTGATACATGTAGACGTAATTCTCTTAACAGAGCTTTTAACTCTGGTATTCTTAAAGAACGCAAGATATCTACCAATTCAGCATCTTTATAATAACCATCTTGGACTAATTTTTTATGAAATTTAGATGGGCTTTTGATTTCAAAATCATACTGGAAGTATCTTGGATATTCGTTGTCGTCCATGATCGGAGTTCCAGTACTGTATCTGTCGAGGAATACAGCTGTATAAAACTCTCTTTTTTTTAGGGAAACTTCTGAATCATTGACATAAGATGATGAATCCAAGGCGATGTTAGGAGTTGATGGTTCATCTAAAACTTCTTGCTTAGGTTCTTCGGGTTTCGACTTTCTGAAAAAATCAAAGATGCTCATTCTTGATGTTCCTCCTCTCGTAGTTTCAGGGAGATTCTGTACTGATCAGCATCAGGAACATCAACAAATTCCACTGTTTTATCAAAATTATTCTTAACAACATCCTTGATCTCATCTAAGGAAACTCTGAAAAATTCTCTTCTTTGGTTTACAAGGTTTAATTTACGATCTTCAAAAGCTCTATGTAAGGCTGCTTCCAATGCTGGAGCATCCTCTGAAAAGATCATTGCATGTACATCAAATTTGAATGGAACAGAAGCATCTCCTAATTCATCTACACGATCTTGTGGATTTAATCTACGTGTCATACCGATTTTGTAAATACCTTCACCGAATGATCCAATGTTAGAAATTACATATACATAACCAGCTTTTTGGTTAGCCTCTCTGTAATCAATATCCTTGATTTTAGTGTCAATCTCGGAAAGAGATTGTATGATTTCCTCTTTCTTTTGATTTAAATCTTCTATATTGTCATCAGAAGCGGTTGAAATTTGATGATTGATATTAGAAAGGGCTTGTTCGTAATGTTTGCGTTCTTTATCAATATTTTTACGTTGTTCTTTTAGTTCTTTTTGTAATCGAGCTTCTTCACGCTGTTGAGCTCTTAATTCTGCCTTTTGTTCCTTTTCACGCTGTTTTTGAATCTGATATTCGAGAGCTAATCTAAGCTCTTGAATTTTCAGATCATAGTAATGAGCGGTTATGGCAATTGACATTGTTACACCCAATTTAGCAATAGCATTGAAACTTCGTTCCATTTTCTTAACAGATGTATCATAGTTATTGTATTTTACCTTACTAATAATCTCATCACATTCACTGTTGAACGCACGAAGCAGTAGCTTCTGCATGTCTCTTACTAACTTTCGTCCTTTGGCTTCACTACCATTTACTTGCCATCCTATGTTCCCGGATACAGCTGTATCATCCTTGATCATTGCTTTCTGCTGGTTTCGTATATTTATGAGCTCTGCTTTATAAGCATCAGCGTTAGTAAAAGAGTAGCGTGGTTCATATAACCCGAAATCCTGAACAAGAACTTCATCAGAGAAAGTAATAAGTTCATTTTTCAATTCTTTTATATTAGAATTTAGCTCATTAATTTCGTCATTGTAAGCAAGAATAAGCGACTTTTGCTTAGAAATTTCTTCCATGTACTTATCATACTGTTCTGAAAGCTTTTGTTCTTGTTCCATTTTATCATGAGCAAATTTTACTTGTGATTCAGAAATCTGTTTTTGTAAAGATTCCAAATCCAACATTTCAGGTGTAAGCTTCGATTCCAATTTAGCTTTTTCGATTTCAAGATTAGCAATTGTTTTTTGCATTTCTAAATTAGAATTTTCTAATTCCTGAATCTTATCATTTAATTCGTTGTTTCCAAATATTGAATTTAATAACCCCATTATGTTCCCTTCATTTTGATTTTAATCTTAACTTAATTAGTTTTTCAGTGTACCCAAGAGCGAGTGCAATTTGTTCAGTTGTATATTCTTGATATTCTAAGAATGTTTCGTCAGGTACCAGAAGTTCCATAGCAAATAAATCAGCTTCTTTTTCGTATTTTGTGGTGTTAAATCCAGTATACGTATCCATGAAGAGAGCGTTAGCCTTTTTATGCAGTAGCATGTGGCCTAACTCATGGGCGCAGACAAGAATCTGTTCATGTTCTGGAAGAGAATCATCAATATAGATAATATTATTTCTTTGAAAATATTGATAAAACCCTCTGACACCTTCAAGTGGCACTGGCACAAGAATAACATTTAGTCCTTTGATAATCTCAAAAGGATTTCTTGTTTTGTGTTTCTTGACAAGCGAATTTACAATCTTTTTTATGTCCATTCACATCAGTCCTTTTTGTATTTTTTAGGTGTATATTTTTCCTTGTTCTTTTTCTTAGCCATCTCCATCCCAATTTCCATTGCGTTTAGAATAGATTCAATTGCTTCAGGAGAAGCAGGATCACCATCAAACATTAGTCCTTCTTGGGATGTTAGTTTGTCTTTGGTTTGCTGTAGGATTTCTTCTATTTGTTTTGTGTCTCTTTTATTAAGTTCTGCAGAAGAAGATTTCTTTTCTACCAAATCCGATTTTTCTATTCCAAAATAATTAGCCATCATTTCTATTTTGTCAATTCGTGGATAGGTTCGTGCATGCATCCAATCTGATACGGTAGACATTTTAAAACCTAAGGTGTTGCACATTTCTGTTTGAGTAACATCGTTAGCCTTTAGATAGTATTTTATATTTCTAGCCATGACTTCTTTGTTTCCTAAGTCGCTCATTTACCAGTGCCTCCTTTCTTGATTTGAATATGTCTATATTATAATGGAGAAACCGAAAAAAATCAACATAAACCGAAAAAAATTCGGAAAAACCGTTGACACTTCGGTTTAACCGTGGTAGTATATAAGAGAACTAAGGAGGTGAGCGAAAGTGAAAATGGAAACTAGATTTCCTAAAGATATGAAAGCAACATTAAAAAGTATCCGTGAAATGCGAGGGTATAAGCAAGAAGAAGCTGCTAAATTAATAGGAATAGCGACAGATACACTTAGAAACTATGAACAAGGAAAGTCTTATCCAGATATTCCAGTGCTTCGTAAAATAGAAGAAACGTATAATGTACGTTATTCGCAGATTATTTTTTTACCGTTAGACTTCGGTTTAACCGAAATTAAATAACCAGGAGGTGAGAATATGGGAAAAAAACCAGATATCACAATAACTAGTGATTATTTGAATTATGTAAGAAATCAAATTCAAAAAGCAATTACAACGCTCTGCCAAAAAGAATATCTAGATGAAGAAGATGTAGTTGCACTCCTTCAAATGACAGAAGCGTTGCAAAGCTTAGGGACAAAAGCTATTAAGAAGCGTGTTATTCAACGTCCTTATAAATAAATTGAATAGCACTGTCCGGTAACAAATAATTACAATGTTTAGAATTCGCATCTAGCATAAAACAGATACTGGAATCATTTAGATATTCATCAAAGAGTATATCGATATAGTATTTTTCAGGAGCAAGAAAACTAGTTATGAAACGATCTTTGTCAATATCTAAAGCCCAAAGCGATGAATTTACTTGTAAATATGAATTGCAGTTATCTTTAATTAAAGATTCAATGGTGGTTGAATCGCAAGATACGGTTTCCTGATCAATGTAGAAAATGTATTTCATACGGATTTCTCCTTTCTTGAATACTCGGACATGCCAGTGCCCTGTGAATTAAGTATAGGAGATATATGAAAGAAAAACAACAGAATAATAGCAGATGGCTTAATCCTCTGTCCGATACACGTAACCCCGAAACCCTCCCTAAATTGGTTAATTATTAAAAATAGCACTCAATCGGGCGGAGACTTAAGCCATCTGAAGAAAGGCAGGTGATAAAGGTGTTCAGGGACAGGCTTAAAAAAGTAATGGTAGATCAAAACATCAATCAAGTAGAGTTGTCCAGAATCTGCAGTGTAAGTAGATCGACCGTCAGTAAGTGGATGTCCGGAGATTCGGAACCGACAAAAGCAAGACGAAATGAGATTGCAGAAGCATTTGATCTTCCAGAGAATTACTTCGAAGAGACAGTAATTCCTAAAAAGAAAATAGAGACGTTAACCCCGAAAGAAGTTGCGTATTTGATGGGAATGGGGGTTCCAACAATCGAAAAAGGACTGATTCAAGGGATTTTTCCATGGGGATATGCAATCCGGACAAGTGAAAATAAGCATAGATATTTCATAAATGCAAAAAAGTTTTTTGCAACTGAAATGATAAGTGTTTGAGAAAGGAGCATGAGATGAAAAGTGAAACAAAAGCCATGATCTGCACGGCAGCGGTGCTGATCGCAATGGGAATATTTAAGGAATTAGCAGCGTTGTGTTTGATCACAGCGATGATCTATGAGGAAGGAGTGAAGAAATTTGATAAATAAGATTTTAAAAGAGCTTGATCATATGATCAAATTTCAAGAGAAAGAAATTGAGCTAGATATGCAGGCGGAAGAGTTAGAAGGCAAAATACACTTCGAAACCGCAAAGCTTCTTGCTTATGACGAAGTAGCAAGAATGATAAAAAAATGTGCCCAGGAAGCGGCAACTTCCGAAGGCACAGATGTAAATACACAAGAAAAGTATAACACAGATTAGAAGAAAAGTGAAATCAGAAAATTGGTAGTTGAGATCTTTGATCTATCGTTGCGACTGCAAGAAATGACAGATGGAACTATAGATTGGCGAGAACCAGGTGTTCCATGTGTACAAGCTGAATATCATGGAGCTACCGCAGTGCTAAGCGTTAAGATCTGGGAAAATGGCTTTAGTGCAGAACAGCGACCAGATTACAGTACAATGCTGTTTCTCAACAATCCGAACTGTATGATCGAAGCATGGTATCTGAAAGAAAAATTGATGGGACTATTAGAAGAAAGAAGAGGAAATGACAATGGGAAAGATGATTCTGATCACAACTGATAATGAGGTAAAAGAGCTGGAATATCCAGACGTGGGACTTAAATCATGGAAAAAGTTGAAAGAACACATCGGAAACAGATGTGAGCTAATTGAACACGTACAGCCCAAGAGATTATATACAGAGATTGGTGCAGGAATTGAGATTAAAAATGTACCAGGATCAAAAGTAAGCATGTTGGTTGATGAAGAATTTTATTTTCATTGCGATGAAAATAAATTAAATAAGATAGCTTCATGGCTGTATGAGACAGATCGCCATGGATACCAGATTCTTGGTAATGCCTTGATTATTGGAGAAAAGTATGGAAATGCAGGAATTGAGTTTTGTGGAATGTCAGAAGAACAGTTTGATCTTGTCTTTCCTAAATTAAAAGAATTGGGAAAGAGGTTTAAAGATGCAGGAGATTGAGATTAGCAAAGGAATCAAACGGATCCAGTTCGATTCCTTTGATTCCTGGTTAAATGCCAGACACGGAATCGGTGGATCTGATGCATCTGCGGTATTAGGACTCAATCCATATAAAACCAATACTGATCTTTATTTAGAAAAAACAGGACAGCGGATCGCTCCGGATATTTCAGATAAGGATTATGTGAAGTATGGACATGATGCAGAGCCGCTACTAAGACAATTATTTGCTCTTGATCATTCAGAATACAAGGTTGAATACTTCGGAGACAACATGATCAGAAATGAAAAATATCAATGGGCACATGCTTCCTTGGACGGAGAGCTTACAGATCAGGATGGAAGAAAGGGAATCTTAGAGATCAAGACTACAAATATCCTACAAAGTATGCAGCGAGAAAAATGGAATGATCGAATCCCTGATAACTACTACATACAGGTTTTGCACTATCTACTTGTTACAGAATATGATTTCGTTGAGCTTCGGGCACAGCTAAAGTCAGAATGGCAAGGGCAGATAAGGTTGCAGACAAAAGATTACCATATTGAGCGATCAGACGTAGAAGAAGATATTGAGATATTAAGACAAGCAGAAGAAGAGTTCTGGCAGAAAGTTCAAAGAAGGCAACAGCCAAACTTGATTCTTCCAGAAATATAAAAGGAGAAATTGTTATGAATCGATACGATGAATATATGAAAGAGGTTCAAGAAAAGAAAAAAGAAAATCAGGCTATTGTAAATAAAATTGTGGAGATTTTAAAAGGCAATAACCTGACGGTTGAACATATTGAAGTCATCTTAAATATGACTCGTGAAGAGGTGATTAAAACGGCGCATCTGTAACAAAATCTGAATCGGAACGATTTTGGAGAGTAGAGTAAATATCATTGAAAAATGAAGTAAGTAATTCGGCTTCTCCATATAGTTCATTACCGGGATACAGATCAGATGAATCAATAAAGGAGAAATACATGGAATTTAAGATATACAATCCGCAGGAAGAAGGATTCCTGAAAGAGATTGACTGGAATTATGAAGAGTTAAAAACAGAGATCCAGAAGAAAGCAAACGACTATATGAATCTGGTCTATACAGCAGATCAGATCAAGGATGCAAAAAAGGATCGTGCTAATCTTCGAAAATTTGTAACTGCATTAGAGAACAAAAGAAAAGAAATCAAACGACAGGTCATGCAGCCATACACAGCTTTTGAAGAACAGGAAAAAGAACTGATCGGCATCGTTGATCAAGCGATTGGAAACATTGACATCCAGATCAAAGGATACGAAGAAGCAACACGGCAAGAAAAATTAGAGAAAATCAAGGGAATCTATTCAAAGACAATCGGTGATCTTGATCGCACGGTTCCATTTGAAAAAATCTATAAGGATTCTTGGTTAAATGTATCAACGACATTGAAATCTATCACAACAGAGATCGCAGAGATCAGAGATAAAGTTGACAGCGATCTGAAAGTAATCAATGCAGATACAAGTCCTTATGTTTTTGAAATGAAAGAAGAATATCTGAAAGCTTTTGATCTGAACGCTGCAATGATGAAGAAACAGAAGTTAGAGGAGACCGCCAAGAAGAAAGCCTTATTTGAGGAAGAGCAGAAGCAGAAGGAAGAGCAGAGACAGCAACAGTTAAAAGAAGAAGCGCGGAAAGTGGCATCTGCTGGCGAAAGCAAAGAAGCATCAGAGATGCCAAAAGAACCGGCAGAAGTTCCAAAACCTAAACGTACGGAAGAAAGAACTGTAGCGATTACATTTCGTTGTGTTGTAAAAGAACACAACTTTGATGAAGCGAATGCGAAGATCAGTATTCTTAAGAAAACATGTGAAGAATTTGAAATCATAAGTCAGGAGGAATTATAAGATGGCAGTTGGAAACAGTTTAGCAAACAGACAGCAGAAAACAGGATTAACGGCATATCTTACAAATGATGCTGTAAAAAATCAGATTAATAATGTAGTCGGTGGTAAAAACGGAGATCGTTTCATTGCTTCTATTGTATCTGCAGTACAGGTTAATTCAGATTTACAGGAATGTACAAATCCATCAATCTTAAGTGCTGCACTACTTGGAGAGTCTTTAAAACTCTCTCCATCACCACAGCTTGGACAGTATTACATGGTTCCATTCAGAAACAACAAAAAAGGATGTAAAGAAGCACAGTTTCAGCTTGGTTATAAAGGATACATTCAGTTAGCGATCCGCTCAGGGCAGTACAAAAAACTAAACGTTCTGGCAATTAAGGATGGGGAATTGGTTCGATTTGATCCACTGAATGAAGAAATCGAAGTAAATCTGATCGATGATGAGGAAGTAAGGGAAGAAGCAAAGACGATCGGATACTATGCAATGTTTGAATATACAAACGGTTTCCGAAAAGCTATGTACTGGTCCAAAAAGAAAATGGAAGCACATGCATTAAAGTATTCCAAAGGGTATGCAGCAAAAAAAGGATATGCATTCTGGGAGAAAGATTTTGATGGAATGGCTTATAAGACAATGCTTCGCCAGCTGATCAGTAAATGGGGAATCATGAGCATTGATATGCAGAATGCAATGGAATCTGATATGGCGGTGATCCATGAAGATGGAACAAAAGATTATGTAGATACAGTTTCAGAAGAAAATATTGTAGCAGATCAGGATCTGCAGGAAACGGCAGAGGAAACACCTGAACCAGAAAAACAGGAACTACAGGAAGAAACAACAAAAGAAGAACCACAGCAGTTCTTTAAATAAAAGAAAGGAGCAACACGATGAAACATATTAACTTAGAACAGTTTGCAGGAGGGAAGCTTTCAGTACAGCTCAATAAGGCTTTAGAAAAAGTCACTGAAAACATTCAGGATCCCAACACAGATGCACAGAAGGTAAGAAAGATTAATGTGTCAATCTCTCTTCGTCCAAACGATGAGAGAAATTTTGTATCAACTACAGTTGAAACAAAGTTAAGCATTGCACCAGAGCTTGGAGCTACAACAGCCCTGAGTATGGGACGTGATCTCCGTACTGGAGAGGTTGAAGCGATCGAGATTTTTAACCAGATTCCGGGACAGATGAGTGTCAATGATGTGATTGATCAGGAAGAAGATGAGCCACAGAAAGCATTTGATCCGGACACTGGAGAAATCTATGAACCAAGCAACAAAGTCATTGATTTAAGAAAAGCAAAACAGGCATAAACAGGAGGTACATAACAATGGATAACACATTTTTAAGAGAAGCAATGGAACATATAGAAGAATTGACAGACAGTGCAAGAGAGCCACATGTTGTAAAAATCGCAGGAAAGACTTATTGCGATAAATCGATGTCACGATATGACAGAGAAGAGTTTGCAGAACCATTGACAGCTACAAGTCTTAATTCTCTGATCGATTATATCAGTGGAAAGAGTGAAGAGTTAAGAGAATCTATGATCGTTCACGTAGAATCTCCAACAAAAGTAAGATTATTATCTGGTCTTACACAGGAAAGAAATCGAGAAGAATTATTCCGCGTAGGTACAAATCCAAATGGTTTTGATTTCGATCATTACTATGATCAGGAAGCATTTGTAATTAACATGCAGACTGCCTTTAAACAGAGTGATGAAACAGAACTGATTCTTTCAGTTGCCGGAAACGTAGAAAATAAAACAGTGGCCAACTATGGAGATGATGGAGTCAGCCAGAAAGCTACGATCACAAAAGGTATTGCAGGAAAAGAAGATGTGATCGTACCAAATCCAGTAACACTTCGCCCATATCGTACCTTCCTGGAAGTAGAACAGCCAGAAAGCAAGTTTATCTTTCGAATCAGAGAAGGTTCTGATGGGCAGCCAATGTTTAAATTGGTAGAAGCTGATGGCGGTCTCTGGAAGTATGAAGCTGTAGATGCTATCAAGAAATATTTAACAGAGAATTTACCGGAAGAACTGTTAAAAATGATCACGATCATCGGGTAACAGTTATGGAGACAGTTAGATTTACAGTCCCTGGTGCACCGAAAGGAAAAGCCAGGGCAAGAACTGTCCGTAGTAAAAAAGGTGGAACATTCTCATATACGCCAGAAGGTACTATGCTATACGAGAATCTGATCAAGTGCTGTTACAGGCAGGAATCAAACAATATCATTTTTAATGACGGACAGCCTTTAAAAGTAACGATCATAGCTTATTATCCGATCGTTAAGAGTACAAGCAAGAAAAAGAAACAACAGATGTTGGAAGACCTTATGTTTCCAACGAAGAAACCAGACATTGATAACATTGCAAAAAGTATTCTGGATGCATTGAATAAATTAGCATACAGAGATGATACGCAGGTGGTAACGCTGCATATGGAAAAGCATTATGCAGAGGACCCACGAGTTGAAGTAGAGATAGAAGAAATCAAATAGGAAAAGGAGAATCGTTTTGGCCAGACAGAAAAAACAAGGCATCGATTATTTTTCTTTGGATTGCGATTTCTTTTCGGACAGGAAGATAAAGATCTTGAAATCCAGATATGGAGCAGACGGGATCACAATTTTCATTTATCTTCTTTGTGAAATATATAGAAATGGATATTACATCATTGTAGATGATGATTTTTACTATATCGTGTCAGATGATCTGAACATGAATAGTGATAAGGTGAAGCAAGTCTTGACATTCTTATTGGAACGGTCGATGTTTGATAAACAGCTTTTCCAGTCGGACGCTGTCCTGACTTCTGCCGGAATACAGAAGAGATTCCAGTTAGCAGTAAAAACAAGAGCTAAGAAGAATCCAATAAAAGTCGACAGGTTCTGGCTTTTAAATGAAGAAGAAACAGAACCTTTTATTAAAGTTACCCATTTTGAAGATAATTCTGAGAATAATACGGATAATTCCAAGAAAAATAACGATAATTCCCGAGAAGAATCCCTAAAGGAAAGTAAAGGAAAGGAAAGTAAATATTATTATAGCAATCCAGATCTGAACAGAGAGTTCTGTCTTTATCTTGATATGAGGAATCATACTGGACCAACATTATCTGCAGAACAGATCAATGCCTTGAAAGAAGAACTAGATTCTCTGGCTGAGAATGATTCTGATAAATTGGGCATTGTAAGAAAAGCATTTGGTGGAGGATATAAGAGTTTCTTCCCTACATCAAAGAAACGGAAGAAATCAACACCGAAACCAAAGAAAGAAGAAACTATACACAATTTTACACAGCGAGAAGTCAAAGATTGTGATTACGAGAATCTGGAGAAGCAGTTGTTAAAGAAACAGTTAGGAGATGACATAGTGTATGGATAGGATTGAACAGACAATCAGTAGTGTTGAAGTTGCTGAGATGGTAGGTAAAGCACATAACAAACTGATGAGAGACATAAGAGAATACATTGATCAATTAGCACAGTCCAATCTTGGACACGACGAATTTTTCAATGAATCAACATATGTAGATAATAACAATCGAACTCGACCATGTTACCAGATCACAAAGAAAGGATGCGAATTTATTGCTCACAAGCTTACAGGTGTAAAAGGGACAGAGTTTACAGCAAAGTATATTGATAGATTTCACACGATGGAGCAAATCATTGCAGATCATATCCCACAAGGAAAGGAATTGCTAGCATTAGCAGTATTAGAAGCTCAAAAGACAATAAATGATCTACAGAGTAATAATGCTGCATTGTTAGAAGATAACAAGAGAATGAAACCAAAGGAAGCGTTTGCCGATGCTGTGTCCACGAGCGATACATCTATCTTGATTGGAGAGTTAGCTAAGATTCTTCGGCAAAACGGAGTGCACACAGGTCAGAATAGATTGTTCGCATACCTGAGAAATAATGGATACCTGATCAAAGGTGGATCAAGCAAAAATATGCCAACGCAGAAATCCATGGAAGCAGGGTTGTTTGAAATCAAGGAAAGAACGATCACAAATCCAGACGAGAGCATAAGAATAACAAGAACAACGATGGTTACTGGTAAAGGGCAGCAGTACTTTATTAATAAGTTATTGGCAGTAATGTAAAGTAGAAAGGAGTACCATCACAGACAACTTAATTCTTTACCTGATTAAGATTTCTCAAGTAACTATTAACAAATCATACGATGTAAACATATTTTTTCAAGTTTCTGTTTATTTTCATGATCTAGATTCAGTATTACAATTATCATTTTGCAAACCACAAACAAGGAATCGCAATGAATTATACAATCAGGCAAAAAGTAATAGGACAGTGATTGGGATAATTCATTGTTTCAGGTAAAGAATTAAGTTGTCTGTGATCATACGAGTAAGAGGAAATAACGATGGGAAAATTAGATAAAGAGCAGGAAGCAAGAATGGCAGGAATGGCATATGCGTTAGGCATTGCAGAAAAAAAGGGAATTGATGGATTAAGAAAAGAGCTTCAGATGCGAGGAGCATTGAGAGTTGGACTTCTGATCGACAACGACAGATTAGATAAAGCTTTTGAAATCCTAGCAACAACACTCTATGGAAACATCATGACAACAGCATTATCAGCACTGGCAGATAGCGAAGGATTTGGAGAAAAGAGGCTTCGAAGATTCAAAGAAGCATATGATCATAAATCCATGTGCCTGGTATCTCTGGATCAGTACGCAGAACATTTTGTAACATTTGAAGACATGGCAATTGATTTAAAGAAACGTTATAACATCGACATGAATGCAGAAATGATTGCATCAAACCAGGAAGTGATCGATAAAGGGCGAAGAGTGTTACCGAATGTGATTAAGTTATTGGAGTATGAGAATCAACACGAGGCAGCAGACGTATTAAGAGAGCATTTACATGAGGCGGTGGCAGTATGGTAAACAAGAAAGAATTTAAAGGCTACATCTGTGAGATCACAGGCAAGTCAATTAAGGACATGAAGCTGTGTCCGGACAAGCAGCAGAAGCTAAGGGTTCGGATCAAGTGTGATGATAGTTGTATTCATTGTGAGAAGGAGAAAGAACATGAATGTGATTAGAATAAGTGAACGAAAAGGTACAGAAGCAAGAGGAACTTGCACAGAATGTGGCAAAGAATCACGAGAGGACCAAGAAATTTTAAAAATAAGATTCGACCATTATGAATCAAGCATTTTCTTGTGTGAAAGATGCCTTAAAACTTTGCATCATGTTATTGGAACATGGATTAAGGAGTGAAAAATGTGTACATTACAATTTAATGTAGATGGAGAATTTATAACGGATCTATCAAGAGAATGGTTTTATGTAGAAGGTAAAGGATACGATAAGTGTATGGATCTGTTGGAATCTTCCATGCATGGAACTGATGAAACTAAAGAACAAATTATAAGACATGCTGAAGATCTTTTGCTTGGACGCGCAGCATTAAAAGGAAATACAGGAGATGGAACATACCATTTGGAAATTTATCCACCTGAAAATGAGGAGAAAATGCCAGAAGATATGAATGTATGGAAAATTGTAGGAGAGCAAAAGAAAGTTAAAGATGAATTAGAACGGTATAAAATGCGTTGGAACGTTGCAATGAAAATCATTCCTAGATATCTAAAAAAGAGAATTGCTGATGAACTTGATGAAGAGATTACAGACCCACAGCCGGTAGTATCAAGAGAGTTAGATAGTTATATGAAAAGAATGCTTGATACAGAGGAACATACAACCAAAGATTATGGCTGGTTAGAACCAAGCGGAAAATTCCATGCGGTAAAATGGGGAGATCATCAAAAGTGGGCTTATGAGTATTTAGAAAGTAAGGTAAAAAATGGCGAAGAATATTCAAAGCTGCCAAGACTTTATGAAGCTGGGGATGTATTGACAAAAGAAGGCTGGGTACTTCTTCATAACCCGTCGCAGGGCATTGCAATGGCAACAAGAAATCCATGCAAAGATTATACAAAGGCACAGAAAGAGTTTTTGTTTGAATATTACATGGAAAGAAACTGTGAGAAAGAAGCAAATGATGTTTGGAAAGAATAAAATTGTTAAAGAAAGTTAAGGAACAACTAATATATCATATAGGAGTAGTTGAATGGGCAAAGTAAGACAAAGATTAGGAAAAGCCTATATCCACACAAAAGAAGAATCCATCCAGAGTATTATCATCGATGCTCTGGTAGATCACGGATATGACGTGGATGTTGAGGTTACAGATAACGGAACAGGAAACGAAGTAGTATCATGTGAGATTTACGATGTGGGGGGGCAGTAAGAAATGATAACAACAAAAGATGCTGTAAAAGTATTAAGTTTAACACTAACAATCGCATGTTATGGAATTTATTTTTATTCCGACCGAAAAAAAGATTGCTATCAAGCTATTAAATTTTTGATACTGGGATCAATCATGCAGAATGTAACATTCCACTTGGAATAAAGGAGCGTTAAGAATATGGGAAAGACAATAGAGAAAATAGAAAGAGCGGCGAAAATGCTAAATGGACGACACATGCCGAAAGCATATGAAGTATACAAACACTTTAAAGGAAGTTTGTACGTTGTTATTACAGTGGCTCGTCATACAGAAACAAATGAATTATTTGTAATATATTCAGATATAAGAGAGATGCAGAGAATGTATGCTAGGCCATTAGAGATGTTCATGAGTGAAGTAGATCACGAAAAATATCCAGATGCAAAGCAAAAATACAGGTTTGAAAATATGATGGAGGGTTAATTTATGATCGTTGGATTTTTAAGCGGATTATTTATCGGAGCAGTTGCAGGAGTGGCAGTGATGTCACTCTGTGCTGCAGCGAAAGAGAGGGATGAGTTATGACAATAACAGAGAATCTTACGGGTGTCGTGAAAGAGGATCATGAGAGAGTGAAGACAGTAACGGACATCTTGGAAGAAGTAAAGCAGGAGATGTGTGATGATTATTGCAAGTATCCAACTATTGTAAATGATAGAGAAGATTTATTTGCAGATAACAGTCCATGTACGAAATGCCCGTTAACTAAATTATAAGGAGTTGATACATAAATGGCATATAGAGATTGTCCGTGCCTAAATTGTAAAGATAGATCACACGGATCAAAGAGAGTTGCTTGTCAGACAGGATGTGAGAAGTATCTTTCTTGGAAGGCAAAGGAACAGGAATTAAGAAGAAGAGAGAAAGAATCACGGCCTTATTACTCAAATGCAAGAAAAGCGATCATAAGAAACCGCCAGATGAAAAGAAAGAGCGGTAGGCAGATATGATTGATCCATGCAAAGCCTGTGCAGAGATAATCTGCATGGGCATTTGTGCCGATCGGGTACTATACAAACAAGAGTACCAGGAGATGACAGACCGGATAAGGCAGCAGATAATTAATCGTAACAGGAGGCAAGACATGGATAAGAAAAAACTAAGACAGTATCGATCTCTGAAGAGGGAGCAGAAGATGCTGGAAGACAAAATGGAGAAACTGAATGAAAGAGCAGAGAGGATTCCGACGGTTGCTGGAACAGTAAAAGGATCCATGAACACGTTTCCCTATATCGAAACGCACATGAGAGTTGTGATGTCAGAGCCGAAACAAACAGATGTGATCTATCGGCAGATGATGATCAACGGAAAGAGACAGGAACAGGTGGATGAACTTCTGACAGAGATCGAAGAGTTTATCAGTTTGATTCCTGATAGCAATGCAAGACAGATCTTTGAACTCATTTATCTAAATGGTAAGACACAACAGGAAGTTGGAGAACAATTGGGGTATACAAAAGGTAGAATTTCTCAAATAGTTAGTGAAAATCTAAAAGATTAAACAAATTAAACAAAAAAGTGTGTTATAGTTATACTTGAGGAAATTGGATAGAATCCTTTTTACTCGCCCCGTATAATTTTTTTGAGCATCGTAGAAATACGGTGTTCTTTTGTTCTATAACTACTAGAATATATGGGAATTTTGTGATATAATAAATAAAAAAAATATACGGAGGGTCTATGGACAAACTGAAAAAAGGAAACATTGTTTTGTTAGTTATAATTGTTATGGGAGTTATACCATTTGTTCTTGGGTGTATGATTTCAAGTCCAGTTTTTAAAAATTTTGTTGGAGGAGATAGTTGGATAGGATTCTGGGGATCATATCTAGGATCAATTGTAAGCGGCATGATCACACTGTTTGTTTTGTTTAAAACTTTAGAAAGCAATAAAAAAGATTTAGAGCAAACATTTATCGAGAATAAGAGGATACAGCAACGTCAGGAAAAAATGGATTACTGTGATAAAATAATAAAGCTTTCAAGCAGTTATGCCAATGATGTTATAGACGAGTTGATCAGAGCAAAGGAATATCTAGAGCAGCAAACAGAAGAATGCTACAAAGAGTATAATTTAGCAAGAGGAAAAGCTGTAAGAACTAATAACGAACTCATGCTAACAATGAGTGTAAAGGAAGAAGATTGTTATTATTGCGGAAATAAAAAATATGACGCTTTATGTTTGAAGATTACTGAAAGAACAGGTTGGTTAGAAAAAGAGATAAATAATTTGCATAAAAAAATTCAAGCAAATGAATCTATTGATACAGAATTAGAACAGTTAGAATCTTTACATAAAAAATATGATGATGAGATTTTTAAAACATTTCAAAACGATTTCAATTGTGCAACAGAAGAACTTGTGAAAAATAATCTAAAAATAAACTAGTGAAATAAAGTACCCGAGGCCAAATATTAATAGCATTGGGTACTTTTTTCGTGCATAAATTTAAGGACCTCTAGCTCAGTAGGTCAGAGCAATCGGCTCATAACCGATCGGTCCAGGGTTCGAGTCCCTGGAGGTCCATTTAAGAAATAAGAAAGAAGGTGGTAATGTTTGAGTGAAGAAAAAAACTACATACTTGCAGAAGCCGACTATGTAGTGGGAATGAAATATAAAGACATTGCTGCCAAGTATGGAGTCTCGATCAACACTGTAAAGTCATGGAAGAAACGATACGCATGGTCGAGAGATAAAAAGACAGAATGCATCCAAAAGGGGTGCACACAAAATAAAAAGGGTGCACACAAAAAAGAAGCCGTTGCAGAGGATGTAAGTCAGGTCGTGATCAACGATGAACTTACCGATCAGCAGCAGCTTTTTTGTTTGTATCAGTCTAGGATGTTTAATTATACGAAAGCTTACATGAAAGCTTATCCAGGATGTACTTATGCATCTGCTGCCGTATTGGGGAGCAGGCTCATGAAGAATCCAGCAATAAGAAAAGAGATTGAACAGCTAAAGCAGAATCACATGAACAGAGAGATGCTAAAACAAGAAGATATCTTTCAAAAGTACATGGATATTGCGTTTGCAGATGTGACAGATTATGTATCGTTTGGGCGAGAAAATATTCAAGTTATAGGTGCTTTTGGTCCAGTAATGGTAGAAAACAAAGAAACTGGAGAAAAAGAAGTCCTCGAAAAAGAAGTCAATACTGTGAAATTTAAACAATCTGAAGATGTTGATGGAACGTTGATCACGGAAGTGAAGCAAGGAAAAGACGGAGCGAGTATTAAGCTGGTTGATAAGATGAAAGCTTTACAATGGCTTGCAGATCATATGGATATTGCTACAGTTGAACAGAAAGCTAAGATTGAGCAGATCAGAGCTAAGACAGAACAAATCAGACACAGTGAAACTGATACAGGAGAAGATGCAGTTCAATCTTGGATGGATGCTGTAAAAAAAGCGAGGGAATCAGATGGATGATAGAGTATTACATGATTTCCTTGTAGAGAGTATTCCTTTATGGCAGCAGAATCCAGTTCAATTTTTTGAAGAAGTTCTTTCTTTTTATCCAGATGAATGGCAAAAAGAAGCAGCATTTGCTTTAAGAGATAATCCAAAAGTAACGATAAAATCCGGACAGGGTGTTGGAAAAACAGGATTTGAAGCTGCAACATTGTTATGGTTTTTAAGCTGTTTTGAGAATGCAAGAGTTGTTGCAACAGCCCCAACACTGCACCAGTTGAACGATGTTCTATGGGCAGAGGTTTCAAAGTGGCAAAGTAAATCTCCGTTATTGAAGGAGATACTACAGTGGACCAAAACAAAAATATCTATGATTGGTAGCAAAGAACGTTGGTATGCAGTAGCAAGAACAGCAACCACTCCAGAAAATATGCAAGGATTCCATGAAGATAATATGCTATTCATCGTTGATGAAGCTTCTGGTGTTGCAGATCCAATCATGGAAGCAATCTTAGGTACTCTGACAGGAGCCAATAATAAATTGCTGCTTTGTGGAAACCCGACAAAAGCAAGCGGTACATTTTACGACAGCCATACATCGGATCGTAAATTATATTATTGCATTACTGTAAACTCCGCAGAATCTAAAAGAACTAATAAAGACAACATTGATTCTCTGATCAGAAAATATGGAGAAGAAAGTAATGTTGTCAGAGTCAGAGTAAAAGGATTGTTTCCCAAACAGGATGATGATGTTTATATGCCCTTGGAAATGTTGGAAGCATCGATCATCTTGGAAGAGATACCACCAGCTGATATTTGCACTTTAGGAGTCGATGTGGCCCGCTTTGGTGACGATGACACAGTGATCGCAAGAAATATGAATAACAAAATCACACTAGAAAAGATTAGGCATGGTCAAGATCTAATGAAAACTGTAGGAGATGTTGTTGTAGAGTGTAGGAATATCAAGGAAAAGTTTAAATATAAAAAAACAATATATGTGATCATAGATGATACTGGTCTTGGTGGAGGGGTAACAGATCGTTTGAATGAATTAAAATCGGAAGGAAAGCTATCTGGTGTGGTTATCGTTCCGGTTAATTTTTCTGCTGCCGTTCCAGACAAGAAAGCAGCAGAAAAATATCATGATATCACATCTTATGCATGGTCCATATTAAGAGATATGTTAGAAGAAAAAGAAGCAGTATTACCAAATGATACAGAGCTTATCGCACAATTAAGTGCGAGAAAATATGATCTTAGTTCATCAGGGAAGATACGGCTAGAATCGAAAAAAGCAATGAAAGAACGCATCGGAGAGTCTCCGGACCGGGCGGATGCTGTTGTTTTATCTTGCTACAGAAACAAAATTAAACCAATCAGTGTTCCAGGAAGTGATGTTGGAACAAAAGATAGTTACTGGAGGTGAAATAGCATTGTATGATGAAATAGGTCGCATCGGTCAAAATCGGTGGGGCGGTAGCTTTTACGAAGAATTTCTCCCAGAGCTGAGAGGACAACGAGGAGTAAAGGTATATACAGAAATGGAATCTAACGACGATGTGATTGGAGCAATCATATTTGCGTTAGATACATTGCTTAGACAGGCACAGTTTTCCGTAGAGCCACAGGGAGACGATCAAAAGGACATAGAGGCAGCAGAGTTTGTTGAGTCTTGCATGAATGATATGCAGAACACATGGACTGATACAGTCTCTGAAATCCTATCATTTCTTACATACGGCTGGTCGTATCATGAGATCGTATATAAGAGGAGATCAGGGCGGACAGGAAATCCTAAGACGAACAGCAAATATGATGATGGTTTGATTGGATGGAGAAAGCTTCCTATCCGATCACAGGATTCGTTGTATCAATGGGAGTATGACGATGAAGACAATCTTATCGGCATGACGCAGATGCCACCGCCAAATTTTGGACTTTATACGATCCCACTGGAAAAGGCAATCCATTTCAGGACCAGATCCAGAAAAGGAAATCCAGAAGGAAGGAGTATCCTGAGAAATGCTTACCGTTCTTGGTACTTTAAAAAAGGGATTCAGGAATTTGAAGGGATCGGGATAGAAAGAGATCTCGCTGGTATACCGATGGTCACACCACCAGAAGGTGTTGACTTGTATAATCCAGATGATCCCGAAGGCTCAAGAATGTTAACCTGGGCTTATAGTTTGGTAAAGAATGTCCGACAAGACAAAAGTGCTGGAATCGTGTTACCACCGGGATTTAAGTTCGAGCTTGTTTCCACAGGTGGAAGCAGACAAATTGATACGAACGAGATCATAAATCGTTATGATAGCCGCATAGCAATGACAACGCTTGCGGATTTTATTCTGTTGGGGCATGAACACACTGGATCATTTGCATTGTCCGATGATAAGACAGAGTTATTTGCTGTAGCGATTGGATCATACCTTGACATTATCTGTGAAGCGTTTAATAACCAAGCGATCCCAAGATTGATTGATCTGAACGGAGAGCATTTCAAGGGGATCACTGATTACCCTCAGATGGTTCATGGAGATATTGAAAAGATCGACATGAACAAATTAGCACAGTACATCCAGACGATGGTTGGCACTGGTGTATTGATCCCAGACGACGAATTGGAAACATATGTTCGAGAAGCCGCCAATTTGCCGCCAAAGGTAGCTGACGATGAAAGATTCATTGATCCTGATAGAGAAGATCAGCAGACAAATGATCTTGGATCACAGGGAAATAATGTACACCCAGAGGACAATCAGGACGTTGCCGAAGATGTTGGAAAGGTACAGGAAGCCAAGAAACGATTAGGAAGGAGCTGATTATATGTTCCTATTCCGAAAGGTTAAGAAGCGTGGATCGATGAAGCCAAATGATGTGAAAGAAGCATTAGAGAGGTTTCTTAATAGCAGCAGTCCAGAATTAACACGCTTGCTGGTTAGGTATTGGAAGGATCAGCAGACGGTTTTTACATTTAAAGAGATCAGAGAAGCTATTCAGGCTGGTGTGATCTCCAAGAAATCTGTAGAAGAATGGCAACAGGATTATTCAAAACTGGTTCATGATAAGATTGCACCAGAAATGGTCAAAGCCATGAAGGCAGCAGCAGCCAATGAGAATAAGCTCAAGGGCATTGATATTGGATATAAATTTGATGCCGATCACTGGGCCGTTTCTGATTGGTTGGAGAATCATACAGCTGAGTTAGTAACAAACTGTACCAGAGTACAGAAAGATGCAATTCAGTCGATGATCGAAATGGGGATCAGATCACACATGAGCGATGATGAATTATCCAGATTCATACGCCCTTGCATTGGATTAACCAAGCCACAGACACAGGCAGTAAAGAAGTATTACGAAACAATCAAGGCAGAGCTGGAGAAGAAACACCCTCGAACGAAGCCAGAGAAGATCGAACAGATGGCAAGGGATAAGCAAGCGAAGTATGCTGAACGTAAGTTAAGGGAAAGAGCTAAGACGATTGCACAGACCGAAAGAGCATTTGCCTATGAGTATGGCAGATACCAGCATACAAAGAATCTTGTCGATCAGGGTATATTACCACCACAGGACAAAAAATGGTCCGCAACGGACAGTGAGAATACATGCAGCACATGTAGAGAACTGAACGGAAAAGTTGTTGGAATGGACGAAGAATTTGCCCCAGGTAAGCTACTTCCTCCGCTTCATCCGAGGTGTAAATGCTGTGTTATGTATGTCAATTCAAAATCTATGGCCGCAGAGTATGAAACAGAAGAAGATGAACTGAGAGAGTACAGCACAGAGGAAATAGAAACCCATGCTAATAAAATGTCAGAGATTGCAGACAAACATCTTGATCTTGAAAGCTCATGGAGTGGAAAGGTCGTAGTTGATGATGATTCTGGTGTTTATGGTATCCAGTGGAACGGAGATATTATAACCAGACATGAAACAGCCCCACATATTTTGTTACATGAACAGTTACACGCTAGATCAGTTACAAAATATGATCATAAAATGTATAAACAGTATGAGAACATGGAAGAGGGTTCGGTACAGTTTGCAGCACAGGAGATTAGCAAGAAAGAGAATATACAAATTCTTGAATCACAGTACGATCATATGACAGAAGCTTTAAGAAATATAAATAAAGTTGCTGGGTTATTTAAAAATGATTATGATTTTGCAATGAAGCTTATTTCTGTTCCGTTACCAGATAGGTATGACTGGCTGAATAATATGATCTATGATAAAATGATGTTATCAGGAAATATTGAAGATTATCAGAAAGTATCGCACTGGATGGAGGCTTTAGAAAATGGAAAAACATCTTGAATTAAAAGAAAGATTCGATCAGCTAATGAAACAAGATATGGATGTATCAGAACACGAACAAGAATGGTTTGAATTACTGGACGACATGCATGAATGGTTAAAGGATAAGACAATTCCGAGAAATATTCGTAGGCAGTTTGAACCTTTAGGGATGTTAGAAGTAACTATGAAAATCTGTGACGGAATCCATTATGCAAATGGAACTGGACGATATGCAAAGAAAGAAGAATGATGAAGTACAAAGCAATAGAGCAGACAGTTCAGGCAGTGCAGATCACACCTGATATTGATATGATCGCCCCTGACTGGTTCACAAAGAAAATGAATACCGAAGAAATTATGATAGATCGTGTACAGAAAGACGGAGCAACAGCCGTTATAGGATGCACGGTCTATTTTAATACACGAAGATATAAAGGCAGCAGACTTGTTGCAAGAATAGGAGACTATGTTGTAAAAGATTCAGTCGGTCGATTAAATGTAGTTCGTAAGAATGACTTTGATCGGCTGTATAAGAAGGAGGAAGCATGAGATATTTTAACGATTATATACGATCCCCAGCACAGACACAGGACAGTATACGAAAGTCCTTGAATCGAGTAGATATTACTAAGAAGGACGAAGAAAGGCAGTACGTCTTTGGATGGGCTAAGATTGCAGTCGATGAGAATGGAAATCAGCTGATTGACCGCCAGAACGATTTAATTGATCCGGAAGAACTAGAACAGACAGCATATACCTATGTAGAGTTCTATCGTGAAGCCGGAGAGATGCACGAGCGAGGCGGTGCAGGCGTTCTGATCGAGAGTATTATATTCACTAAGGAAAAGATGAAAACTCTCGGTATAGAGGAAGGTACGTTGCCTGAAGGCTGGTGGGTTGGTTTCCACATCACAGACAATGAGGTCTGGGCAAAGATTAAGGACGGAACTTATACAATGTTCTCAATTGAGGGCAAAGCGAAACGTATTGAAGTTGAGGAGGACGAATAATGGAATTTAGAGATGCATTCAAAATTATGAAATCCGGAGGAAAAGTGAAGCTACCATCTTGGGGTGGATATTGGTTCTGGGATAATGACAAAACAACAATTATCATGCATACGAAAGATGGCGAGGACATTGATATTCGAGAAACAAAATGTCCTGAATATACATTCGGAAATATTACATCTGATGAATGGATGATCGCAGATGAAGAAAATTGCCCAGAGTTAGGTGGTGCAGCATATTTTGATTTTTCCAACGCTATTAAGTATTTAAAGAGAGGACTTAAGGTTGCACGAAAAGGATGGAATGGAAAGAAACAGTATATTCAGCTTGCAACATGTATTTCGTACACAGCAGCAGACGGAACAATTGTTAATTGTGATCACAATGACATTGGAAATAAAGCAATTGCGTTTATCGGCACGTCTGGTGTACAGATGGGATGGTTAGCGAGCCAAGCTGATATGTTAGCGGATGACTGGATGTTTGCAGATTAGGAGATGATCTCATTCTTAAGATTAAGAAATCACACCGACAGGATGAATGGATCGTGTACAACCCTGATTGCTTTGAATTGCATCATACGCACTGTAGGAATAAAAGAGTTGCGATCGCAATCAAGAAGAACGTGGAACGTAGAAGAGTTCCAACATCCAGAAATCTAAGAACCTTGGAAAGTCACATAAGACTGACAGGGAACAAGAACTATAAAAGAAAGATTCAGAAGATCATTGAAGAAGTAAAATCTGAAAGGAAAAACTGAAATTTAGTCTTAAATTAGTTAAAAATTAAGCTAAATCTAAAATTTAGTTCAAAAAATAGCTAAATAGTTCAATTAATAGACCAACTAAGGACCATTTTGCAAAAAATGCAAATTGGTCTATTTTTTGTGTTTGAAACTGCACTTTGCGTTTTTGAAACTCGAATAATCGTGTTGAAACTCGAAAAAGTGTCGTTAGAAAGGAGGAAACATGAAAACAAAAGGAAAGACAAAGCTGGAAGATCTGGAAGTAAAAAAGATCGATGCAGTAGACATCGGAGCAGATCAGAAAGCAAATATCCTGATTAAAAAGAGAGGAGGTGCAGAAGAACCGAAGGGAAACTTTTTCAAGCGATTCTTTAATGCGTTTTGTGACAGCTTAGGAGTAAATTCAGAAGATGTCAGAAAGTCCATGGAAGATGAAGCAACATCATTTGATGATGTAATGAATGAAAAGAAGATCTACGACGTGAGGGATCAGATCTGGAATGCCTGCAACTCTCTGGAGCAGTCGATTGTATCAATTCTACTCGATAAAGAGTGTGAGGATAAACAGGCAGCAATCGCACAGAGCATTGATCAGTTTAAGGCATTTTCGGATGATGCATCCAAGTCTTGGATCAAATTAGAACGTGCAGCAACAGACAAAGAAGATACTGTTGTTGCGGATGATTTTGAGATCGCAAAAATGCAAGAGGTAATTGAGAAATCTTGCGATCCTGAAACTATTAACAAAGAAAAAGAAGAAAAGGAGAATGAAATGGCATTTGATATTTCAAATATGACAGAGGAAGAAAAGAAAGAAGCATTAAAAGCATTACAGGATGATGCAAATGCAAAAAAAGAGGATACTGCAAAAAGAGCTGATATTGATGGACAGGTTCAGGAAGCAGTGAATAAAGCAATGGAAGGTGTTACAAAGGACTTCACTTCTATGATGAAGAAGATCATGGAACCAATCCAGAAGAGAGCAGAGGAAGCAGAACAGAAGTCCTTAGAAGAAGTTGCTAAGAAGTATGAACTCTTAGGAACAAAAGCAGAGGACTTAGTGCCAGTTCTGAAATCCATGAAAGCAACATCTGATGAAGCGTACAACAACTTCATTGCATCCATGGATAACAATCTTGCAGTAATTCAGAAATCAGGTCTGTTTGAGGAGATCGGTAAGTCTGGTGGAGCACACACAGGAAACAACGATACAGAAGGTGCTGCAAAGATGAATGCAAAGGTAGCAGAGATCAAGAAATCTATGCCGAACCTTACTGATGCACAGGCACAGGATATCGTTATGCAGAATGATCCTGAATTAAGAGCAATGTTCGACAAATAGGAAAGGAGATACAGAAGATGGCAAGCAGAATATATGAATACAATCCGATCAATGATAGCCCAGTGATCGTTGCTACAGCTGGGGAAGCACTTAAAACAGCTGCAGCAGTCTTATTAACAAAAGATGGAGTGAAACTTCCTGAAGCTGGAAAGAAAGCAACAGGAATTGCGGTCCTTGAAAATGAGACAGTAGCCAAAGGCGATGATATTACTGTTCAGATCAGAAATCAGGGCATGTGGACCGCTGGTGCAGCGTTTGATTCTGGAGATTTCCTTGCTGTAGATGCAGAGGGATTTTGTCAGAAGGCAATCACAGGGCAGTACATTTTAGCTATGGCACTTGCACCGGCAACAGCAAAAGGAGATATCGTAAGAGTTGCGATTATCCATGCTGGATATGAAGCGTAAATAAAGGAGGAATAGAATAAATGAGCACAGGACATAATAACGCAGCAGCAATCGCAGTTGATATTGCGAAAGGATGGAAACCTAACTATTACTTAACAAATATGGCAATGAGCTATTTTCAGGCACCGGGAATGAACGTTGCACCAAGTATCTTCCCGATTCTTCCAGTGCAGGCAAGTACAGGAAATTACTATATTTTCAACAAGGAAGAGATTGCAAAAGATCAGGTAAGAAGAAAGCCTAAGTTCGGCAAAGTAGAACCAGCTGTATTCTCTCATTCAGACGGTACTTACAAATGCGAGGTAGATCAGGTTATCGTTGGAGTAGACAATATCACATCTCTTGATTACCAGAGAACAGGAGCACCAGCGACGATTGATCCAAGACGTGCAAAGGTAAGACAGATTTCAGAGCAGATGAATTTGCATCTTGATATGATCTTTGCAAACAAGTTTTTCAATACTGATGCATGGGGAAATGTTAAGACAGGAGAAACAACAGCTTCAACATCTAAGCAGTTTGTACGTTTTGATGATGCTAACGCTGATATCGTAGGTGCGTTTGACGATATGAAACAGGAAATGCTTTTAAACGGACGTAGATTACCAAACAAATTATGCTTAGGATATAAGACATTTAAAGCGATCAAGAATCATCCACAGTTCTTAGATCGAGTTGTTGGTTCAGGATCAACACCAAACCCAGCACTTGTAGACGAACAGGTAATTGCAGCGATTCTTGGATTTGAAGAGGTTAAAGTATTATATTCAACATATAATGCAGCAGAGATCGGTCAGAAAGCCGATATGAAGTTTGTTTTTGACGACAGCAGTGCATTAATGACTTATGCACCAAAAGAGGTATCTCTGGAAGAACCATCTGCCGGTTATATCTATACATGGGATATGTTAGGCAACGGACAGTGGATGGCTACATCACAGTATGACGGAGAAGGTGGAACACATACAGAGTTCATCGAAGGACTTATGGCAACTGATATGAAGAAAACTTCCGATGATCTTGCAACATTCTTAACAGGATGTGTAGCTGAGTAGGAGGTGCCTAGTATGAATTATGTTGCATTAAAGCCAGTTAATTTTGGCGGCAGGCAGTATAAGGCCGGAGAGATTATCCCAGAGGGTGTCGTAGATGAACGACGCTCTCTTTTCTTAAAGAAGTCTGGACACATTGCAGAAGCAGCAATTGTAAATGAAGCAAATACAGAGAATTTAAGTGTTAACCCTAACACTTTATCAATTCCTTTATTACAATCTAAGCACGAGCTTGCAGTGAACGCACAGCAGTTATTACAGTTCTTTGCCACAATTCAGAAAACAATGGAAGAGGCAAAAATTGAGATTGCGACCATGACAGAGGAAGATGCACCGGTTTTACAGCTGTTACATGAGATTGATTCGAGAAAAGGAATCAAGGCAGCAGTTGAAACAAGACTTGCTGATCTTTCCAATGATGCTGATATTAATCAGGAATCAGAAGCAGTAGAAGAAACCGAAGAACCAGCAGAACAGCCGGAAGGTGGCGAGGAGAATGACGTATAACTATTTTCCAGATGAGATCAATACAAATGATGTTATGAAGATGCGGTTCGAATTGGCGGATACTGATGTATCAAAGGATGAAATGTCAGCTGCACTTTCCGATGAAGAGATCACAGCTGTATTAGAGCAGTATCCAGACAATTTTAAGATGGCAAAACTGAAATTGCTAGAACATATGATGTTCAAATACGGACAGGACGTAGACAACAGTGTTGGTCCTGTCTCTTTTAATTTTGGTAATCGAATGAATTTCTGGAAACAGCTTTATGATGATCTAAAAAAAGAAATTGCATCTTTCAGTGTTGGAATCAAGCCGTATGAGAATGAAAAACGAGAGTATTTTTACGTTGGCATGATGAATCATCCTGGAGGTGGACGCTTTTGAAAATGACATCAATCGGTAGACCATATCAATATATGCAGTCTTTCCGTGTTTACTGGCAGGATACAGAAGTCATGGACGATGGCATGGTTGTAAAGGGTGATGAAAAAGAAGCCCCTGATGCGATCATAGACGGTGTACTAGCCGAAGCAGATATGAAGACAATGGAAATCTGGAAACAAAACCAGACTCCGATCAGTCATACGATTGTGTCTTACCATCCAGTGGTTAAGCTAAGTAAGAACGATGTGTTACTGCTTGGCGATGATCCGTGCCATGATCGTAAGTTTATCGTGAAGGGTACAAAAGATCCAGCTGGAACAGGGCAGTTTTCCATCTATTATGTATTAGAAAGAAGTGATACAGATGGGCGTAGAAGCTGAATTTCAAGCATGTGCAAAGAATCTTGATGAAAGTATCAAAAGAGAGATGATGCGAAAGGGTGCAATGGCAACAAACACCCTTAGAAATATTGAGATCGAAGTATTGTCGAAAGGCGGTTCTGGAAAGAAATACAAACGGCTTCCGAATAGATCATCCGCACCGGGAGAAACACCAGCACCACAGTCTGGAAAGTTACGTCAGGACTGGGATGATCAAACTCTGATTGAAGGAGATCAAGTTACAAGCCGGATAAAAAGTAATTCAAAACACGCTGAATGGCTGGAAGGTGGCACAAAAAAGATGGCAAAACGACCATTTATTGATCCAATTAAGAAGAAAGCAGAGCCGGAGATTGTAAAGATCTTCGGTTCAGATTTTGAGGTAACTCTATGAAAGAAATAATTTTCAAGTACTTAAAAAGACTGAATATTAACGGATTGGCTGCGTTCAAAAATGGACCAGCAATATTTTTGGATCAGGCACCTGATGATTCTGATTCAAGGTGGGATGGTTCGCAGTATGGGCGTATCATCTATGGGCTGAATCTGAAAGATGATTCAGAGCGTAAGGTTTCTGGAACGATGGAGATTGCAATAGCGTATCTGTTTAATAATCAAGGATATAAGAACTTGCTTGAAGCGAAGAAGATCCTGAAAAAAGCGTTTGAAGGAGTTTTCTTGACCGATGAAGATACAACGATTTCTCTTGTATGGAGAAAGTCAGAATCATTTCAGGAAGCAATCGAAGGGCAAATGGATGTAGAAGTATGTGGATCAGTGTTGACATTCGATGCATATGCTTTTCCAAAACATTCATACCTTCCGCTGGATGCAGTCGGTTCTTTGGCAAAGCACATTGATGAGAACTGGAACGTGACAGTGATCAATAACACGGAACTTGACGAAATCTGGAAGCCGGATGATGAAGAAGTGGTTGTTTATACTAGACTGGATTCTATGCAGCCAGGAACGTTCCCATCGACATATGCTTGTACATGGTTTACAAACAACATCAAGGTACATGTGATCTCCGGATCGGATGTAAATGCTGATCAGTTTGTTATGAACTTGCTGCAAGATTTACAGGAAAGAGAGCGGTTCATTATGAATGATGGATCGCCGTTTTTTGTAAATCAGCTGGCATACAGCACGAAACTTGATCCATTAAAAGATGGACAGGTAACGGTAAGAGGTCAGTACGGAAAGCTACGAGATGTTGAAACAGTCGATGAATTAAAGACAATTACGATAAGTTAGGAGGAAACAATGGCAGAAAAGAAAGACGAAACAAAAACAGTGCCAGAAGTTACTTATACTGTGGATGAATATGCAGAAAATCCACAGGTGTTAGGAGTATCACAAGATATTATCCGAACAGCATTTGCAAGGGCAGGTGTTAAAGAAGCAACGCAGAGCACAGCAAAGAAACTTGTAGATACATTTAAGAAGAAGGAGGTATAAGAACTTGTCCGGATTATTTTTAAAAGGCGAGAAAAAGGAAAGAGCTGGAGTTTATCGCAGACATGAGCAGATCACAAATAATGGTGTAGCATCCGCAATGAACGGAGTTTTCTGTATTCCGGTTCATGCAGATTTTGGTCCAGTTGGAGAGATTCAGAAGATCACATCAAAGAGTGATCTTCTTTCACTTTATATGGAGAGTGGAACGATCGATGCAGCGGTAAAACTGTTTGATGCAGGTGCTAACACGGTATATCTTTACCGTCTTGGAACTGGTGGTAAAGAAGGAAGCCTGTCCTTACAGACAACCACAGCCACAAATGCAGTTACATTAAAGACAAAATATCCAACCGCTTTGAAATTCTCCGTAACTGTAAAACAGAAATTAGGAGATGAAACGACAAAAGAGTGTTCCGTTTACAATGGGGCAACACTTGTTGAGAAAGTAAGCTTTATTGCTGGTGCGGATGTAAATGAGGCTGCAAATCTGGTGGAAGCAATGAAAGACAGCAAGTATTTATCCGCAGAACTTGTTTCTGGAGCATCCGGGATCATGCAGACGGTTGCACAGCAGGCTTTGGCTGGTGGATCAGCACCGGCAGTCACAACAGAAGATTACAGCAATGCGTTTAATGCATTCGAAACTTATGCTTGGAATGTACTGGTGCTTGATACAGTCGAAGAAGATGTTAAAGCATTAGCGAAGACATACATGGAAAGAATCCATTCAAACGGTGCATTGGGTGTTTGCGTACTTGGAGAAGCGGCAGGAAAGTCACTTGCTACAAGAAAAACGAATGCAAAATCCTATAATGCACCATATTTTATTTACTGCGGTAGCGGATATTATAATACTGCCGGAGATAGGGTGGAAGGATACCTTGCGGCAGCAGTTCAGGCAGGTGTGATTGGATGCAAAGATTCAAGTACATCAATTGTACATACAGAGATTCCAGATGCGGAGTCATGCATTGAACAGCTGACGAATGAACAATATGTCGATGCGATCAAATCTGGATTGCTTCTTTTGTCAGAAGGACAGGAAGGACAGGTCTGGTTTGATTCAGGAGTGAACACATATACAGTTCTGGATGAGGACGATGACGAAGGATGGAAGAAGATCAAACGTACAGCTGTCCGTTATGAAGCTTTTGACCGTATCAATCGTACATTAGAACCATTGATCGGTAAGATCAGCAACAATGCAGCAGGCGTTGATAATGTAATTCAGGAAGCTAAAAAAGTACTGGCTGAAATGAACAGAGAAGGAAAGATCTTAGATACTTACGAATTTTATGAGGATACAGAAAATCCACATGCAGCGGATTATGCATACTTTATTATCCGCATTGATGACGTTGACAGCATGGAAAAGATCTACTTAACATATCAGTTCCAGTATATCGCACAGTAGGAGGTGTTATATAAATGAGTGGAAAAGGTTTTGATACTAGAAAACTGATGACAGGAAAAGACGGAAAGCTTTTTATCACACTTGATGGAGTTTCCATCTGGTTTGCATCCGTGGAAGAGTTTTCTATCGGGATGAATGTTTCTAATGTAGATTTTCATCCGGCTGGAGATGTCCAGACGTATGGAGTTCCGGACAGTGTTAAATTTACAGCATCATTCACGGAAGCTGTAGTAAGAGACGATCTTACAATTGTTCCAATCTTGGATGCAATCAAAAGTGGGAAATTTCCTATTTTTTCTCTCCAAGGTGGTGCAACAGAACCACTGGAAGGTGGGGAAAGCAAATTCTTACTGGATGAATGTATTCTTGACGGAGATACAAATATTCTGGATGTTAAACCTGGAGAGGTTATTAAGAGACAGATGCAGTTCATTGTTAACAGCGTACCAGACTGCATTAAATCATTAGCAGCATAAAGAAAGGAAAATAAAATGGCAGAAAAGAAAGAAACAAATGTTACAGTAACCGAAGATAATGAAATGGATCTGATCACTGGTCTTTTAAAAGCCGCAGAGTATAAAACAGAAGTACAGCAGCCATTGAATATTACAAGAAATGGACAGACATTGTTTAAATTTAATGTCCGACCATTATCTTTCGATGAAATTGCACAGTGTAGAAAGAAAGCTACAACTTATATGGCAAACCCAGGCGGAGCTTCACTTCCTCTCGTTGAGAAAGAAGTAAGTACAGCTGATTACATGGCATGGAAGATTTACACTGCAACAGTAGCGACTGACGGAAAGAAATTCTGGGATAATTCAGCGCTGAAAGAAGGATTAAAGAAAGCTGGTCATATGGTTATGACACAGAACGAAATTATCAAAGAGGTGTTAACAGCTGGAGAGCTTGAAGCTGTCAGCGATGCTATTGATAACTTATCTGGAGGCGGTGTTAGTGTAGTTGACTACGCAAAAAACTAATTGAATCCAGTCCGTTAGCTTCTATGCTTGCAGAAAATTATTTACGGACTGGAATGTTACCATCACAAGCCCTTGATCTTCCTGAAGGAGAGAGGGCTTTTATTTTTGCAGCAATTTTAAAAGCTATGGAAGGAGGAGATGCATAAATGGTAAACAAAGAAATTGTGATCGATGTTGTATCGGAATATTCCGACCATGCATCTTCTGGCCTACAGCAAACAGGGAAGAATGCAGAGAAAGCATCACGAGAGATGGACAAGCTTGGAAAGAAGCGTGCAAAGCCAAAATTAGGACTTGAAGATAAAGCAAGTCCAGTCCTCGACAAGTTTGGTAAAAAGGGAGACGGGATCGGTAAAAAGACCTGGACTCCAAAACTTGGATTAAAAGACACTGCAACAGCAGGGATCAAAAAAGCTATGAGTGCTGGTATGAGTTTTGGTAGAAAGACTTTTTCAGCAGTCCTAAAAATCGATGACAAGGTAACAAGTCAGATCAAAAAAATCCCAAGTGTTATATCTAAGATCAAGAATTCTATATTTTCACTAAAAACTTTGGCTGGTGGAGTTATAACTGGAATTGCTACAAAGAAATTGATAGCTGATCCAGTATCATTAGCAGACGAATTTCAGACATATCAAATTGGCTTTAAAACAATGCTGAAATCTAAAAAGAAAGCTACGAAGTTTATGGATAGTGCGAAGAAATTTGCATCTGTTACTCCGTTTGACACATCGGCCGTAGTATCAAATGCACAAAGGATGCTGGCTTATGGATTCTCTGATAAAGACATTATTCCTGACCTGACGAAGATTGGTAATGCATCCGCAGCACTTGGAGCTGGAGAAGAGGGTATCTCTCGAGTATCCAGAGCTTTAGGTCAGATGAAAACAAACGGAAGATTGAACGCAGAGGACATGAATCAGCTGACAGATGTCGGTATAAACGCATGGAAGTATCTTGCTGATGCAGAGGGTAAATCCATAGCCCAGATCAGAGAAATGTCTCAAAAGGGCGAAATCAGTGGAGACAAAGCAGTTAAGACAATCCTTAATGGGCTGAAAGAATTTGATGGAATGATGGACAAAACATCTAATTCGACGGTTTCTGGATTAATGTCAAATATTAAAGATACGTTCGACATAAACATTGTTTCTAAATGGGGAAAAGGTCTCCAGAAGGGAGCAACGAAAGGTTTAGGAGAATTTGCAGATTATCTTGATAAATCCGATGCAAAACTAAAAGAAGCTGGAACATCACTTGAAAAACTTGGAGAGTATGCAAGTACATCTGTATTCAAGGGACTTGAAAAGGCTGGAGATAAGATCGACGATCTTATTAGTATGCCAAAATTCCAAAATGCTTCAATCGGTGGCAAGATTAGTATTGCTTGGGATGAACTGATTGTAAATCCGTTTTCTAAGTGGTGGGATTCTAAAGGAAGACCGGCGATCGTTAAAAAAATTACTGGGATTGGAAAAGATATTGCAAAAGCTGGTGGAAACTGGTTCAAGGAATCTCTTAAGGATCTGTTACCAGGCGGAGATAAAGCTGGTATCGCAGATTATTTAGCTGGATTTCTTGGATTATCTGGAGGGCTAAAGCTGTTTAAAGGTGGAAAAAGTCTATACGATCTGATCACTGGCGGTTCTGGAGGTGGAGGAAAAACAAATCCTTTGGGAGATTCTATTGGAACAATCAATGTGTCCGCGGCAGTTGTAAATGTGAACGGAGGAATTGGAAACGGAAATTCTACAATACCGGGAACAAATCCGACAGGTAATAAAGAAATCTGGTTACCAGAAAGCGTAAAGCGAAAAATGCAACAAACTGAACCGAAAACACCAGCTGGACCGACAAGGACACCGGGTGGCTTGTTTGGTTTAGGCGGTTCTGGTGTCACGCTGAAAAATGGAGAAACCGTAGCTGCCACTGGATGGAAAGCATGGCTTGGAAATCTAGGCGTAAAACTTGGATCAGGTGCAGCGACCGCTGGTGGAGCAGCAGCCGTTGGAGGTGCATCTTTATTAGGTGGAGCTTTAGGGATTGCTGGAATAGGAAGTGCAGCTGGTAATATTTATAACGCAGTGACCTCAAAAGATTCAGCCACGAAGAAGAAGGAAGCCTATAGAGGTGGCACGAAACTTGGAATGGTTGGAGGTGGTGCAGCCGCCGGAGCAGCCATAGGAGCTGCCTTTGGTGGTGTTGGAGCAGTTCCGGGAGCATTTATTGGTGCTGGAATTGGTGGAATTGGTGCAATCACAAAAGGAAATAAGTTCGGCGACTCCCTTAGAAAGTTTGTATCCAGCCGAAAGAATGCACTGAAAAACAGTAATTCTATGACGGCAAAGAGTCAGGAATATTGGAAATACAGTAAAGACAGTATTAGCAGTGTTAATCCAAAAGGAGCAAAATACAAAGAACTGGCAAGTTCCGTACAGAAAGCTTACGAGGAGAATAAGAAAAACACAAAACAAACGAATGTTGGATCAAAGACGACAAAGATTTTTTCAGGTGCTACGAATGCAGCCGGTGGAAAAGTCAGTGGCTTAGGTGGAATGTCTGCAACCGCTGGTGGAAAATTAGGAGCTATGGGATCAATGTCACTTGCAGCAGGTGGTAATCTGCAAAGTGCAGGTGTTTCCGCATTATCCCTTGCGAGTGCCTTAGCATCCGCCGCCTCAACGATTGCTTCCGCAGCAAGTACAACCGCAGCACAGGCAAATGCAATCAGCAGTATTACAAGCGGAAGTTATCTGAATAACGGTGGTTCAAAGTCTGGTAAAAAGACGACTGGAAAGAAGACAACGACAAAACCGAAAGTACAGACAGCCTTACCGAAAAATGGAAAGTTCTTTCATAATGCGAAGGGTAGTCTGGTCAGAGGTCATATCGTTTCTGAATTAGGAGAAGAAGGAAACGAAATGGTCATTCCACTTTCTAGACATAGAAGCCGTGCATTATCTCTCTGGAATCAAGCAGGACAGATTTTAGGCGTTACAAAGCATGCCAAAGGTGGACTTGTTGGAGGATCATCCAGATCTGGAAAAGCTTCGTCTGGTAGCAGTCAGCCAGTGATCAACGTTGGTGGTATTACGATCAGCGTCAATGCATCTGGAAATGACGGCATAGTTGATGCTATCAAAAACTCTAAAGTAGAGATCGCAGATGCTATTATGCAGGCGATCGCAGATGCAATCGGATCAACGGCAAGTAACAGAACAGCGGAGGTAATGTAAATGGACATATATATTACTGGAAAAAATTCAAAAGGGAATGATCAGAAGATACAAATTCCGATCATTCCTGAAGAAATTGAATCATCAATCGAAGGTAAGTTTGCAGAATATGATATCTATAAATTAGGTCAGGTCAGTGTTCCGAATGGTAAAAATCTTTCAGAACTAAGCTGGGAATGTTTTTTTCCCGGAGAAGCAAGAAAAGGCATGAAATTTGTTCGTAAGTGGACTGATCCAGCAACCTTAGATGCACTGATGAAATACTGGGCTAAGTATGGGAAAGTGGTAAATGTCTGTATTACAGGAACGAAGATCAATGTTGATATGCGTGTTTCAGAATACGATTCTACGGTCAAAAGCCTGAATGATTATTACTACACGGTAAGATTTATCGACTACGAAAAAATAAGTGTTTCCTCAACGAAAAGAAGTACCAAAACCACAAAGAAAAAGGTCAAAGTAAAGAAAGGACAAACATTACGGAAACTTGCAAAAAAATATCTTGGGTCCAGTAAAAAATACAAGGTTATTTATAATGCAAATAAGAAACTGATTGATTCTAGGAATAAAAAGGAACGTAAGAAATATCCAAAGAAAAAGATCAGCAAATATACGATCTATAAAGGACAGGTGCTTGTGATTCCTGTTCCAAGCAGTAAATCAGTTTCTAATTCCAAGGTTGAGGAATTAAAGAAAGCAATGAATAAAGATGGCTACTCGAAGCTGAAAGTTGATAAAAAGCTGACATCTTCGATGAAATCAGCCATGAAAAAGATCACGATTCGAACCGGAAGAAAAGGACAGGTCGTAAAATTTGTCCAGAAAATGGTGGGAGTCAAACAGGATGGTGCTTGCGGATCTAAGACAGTAACAGCGATTAAAACTTACCAACGTAAGCACAAATTAACAGTAACTGGTGTTGCTGATTATAAAACACTGTTAAAAATGATAGGAGGATAGGAAGATATGCCAAGTTTAGGAAATCCACTGTATAAAGCAGTTGTAAAGACGGCTTCGGGGCAAGAATACGATCTATACAAATCGAAAGTTATACAGGACCTGACAATGTCTGATGATCCTGATTCGCTGGCAAAAGAGGTCAGCTTAACAGTAATGAACGCTGCGAAAAATGGTGTAACACTTGCGACATTGATTCAACCATCAGACCGATTATACATATATGCGAATGTTGGCCATGGAGATTTTGAAGTGTTTCGAGGTGTAATCTGGGATAGAGATATGGTTACCGATACAGAAAAAAAAGTAACATTTACAGCCTATGATTACTTGATCTATATGATGAAATCTCAAGACTATTTTTATTACAAAAAGGGGCTAAGCACAAAAGAGATTGTAAAAAGAATCTGTACGGCATGGAAGTTGAAACTGAAATACAGTTACGGATCAATCAAAAATAAAAGGATCAAACCAGTACAGAAGAATATTGGAGATATGATCGTATATGTGCTGAACAAGGCGAAAAGCAAACTTTCCAGCCGATATATTTTTACGATTGAAGGAACTACAGTGATTGTCAAGTATGCCAATACTAATACAACGATTTATAAGATTGAGGAAGGAAAGAATGTAATATCCATAGAGGTTAAAGTAACAATGGATGATATCGTTACAAAGATAAAGATCTACGGAGAAGCAAAGAAAAAGTCAATTCCTAAACTTGCATCAATGTCTAAGAATACATCGAAGTTTGGAACGATCCAAGAAATTATGGACAAAGACAAGAAAGAGAAACTTTCGAAAATAAAGAAACAAGCACAAAAGAAATTGAAGAGCAGTGCAAAGGTTAAGTATGAATACATAGTAACGGCGATTAGCAATCCGAAGATCAAACGTGGAGACACCGTTTATGTTGGATGTGGTACCGCTGGACTGAAAGGAAATAAAACAGTAAAAAGTATTACGCATGATTGTGTTGCTGGTACGATGGACGTTGTTTTTTACTAAAGGAGAGTTTTATGCAGAGAAATGGAAGAAAAAATTTTATCCGGGCAATCGAACAGATTTCTAAAGGAAACCAAAGTGCAGCGGATGTTGTTGCAGAACTTGGAACTATGAAAGACGGAGGGATTCTTCCTGACTCTTATCCAGAAAGTGCAGAACCGGATGACGATTTTTTGATGTTATCTGATGCAAAAGTAAGTGATGGCGATCGAGTATTACTGATCTGGACAGATGCAGAGGAAATCGTTGTGATCGGTAAAGTGGAAGGAGATGAAGAAGATGCCGGATAATCTTTTCCCAGAGGAATATGAAAATGAAGAAGAATATTTTGAAGATGAAGAGAATGAAGGAACTGAGGAAGAAAATACAGAAGAAGAGGAAGATGCAGGTTATAAACCCAGCATCTTTTTTGATTTTGATACTGGAGACTTTGTTACGCTTCACGATGGAAAATTAAAAGAGGCATCCGGGTTCGAGGCGTGGGTGCAATGGTGTTACAAAACGATCATGACACAAAGATACGCTCATGAAGGATATTCCACCGACATTGGGATTGACTATGAAAGTGCCTTGCAAGCGGATAGCCGTGAAGAGGCAGAAAGCATTTTACAAAGAGAAATCGAAGAAGCATTGATGGCTGATCCGTCCGAAAGAACTTTGTACGTTGGGAATATTATGTTTCAATGGGAAGCAGAACATTGTCTTGTAACAGTACAGGTGCAGGGCATTGATGGAGATATAGAAATACAGACACAATTTGAAAGTGAGGTGGTCTAAAAATGGCATTGGAAGCAGAAGAACTAGAATTGCCAGATTTCCTGAATAATTCGAGTGAAAAGGAAATCCATGAAAAGATGCTTAGCAATCTTCCAGAAGATATTGATAAATCCGAAGGCGGTTTTCCTTGGGATTTTACACGTCCGACAGCGATTGAGATAGCAGAGCTAAAAGAATATGTGCTTGTGGAAGTATTGAAAAGTCTTTCGCCGGTAACCTGTGAAGAATCTTACCTATTGGATTACCACGCTGATGGAAGAGGTCTTGTACGAAGAGAATCGGTAAATGCAACAGGATATGTGACTGTTACAGCAAAAGCCGGTCTTGTTATTCCTTTAGGATATGGTTTTTCTACAGAAGCAGATGACGAAGGAAATACGATAGATTTTGTAACAACAGAGGAAGTTACGGTCGATTCTCTTGGAAATGCAAAGATTCCAATTGAGGCAGCAGAAGGAGGATCTGCAAGCAATGTTGGAGTAAATGCGATCGTATTACATACTGGAGATGAGACAGGAGAACTGCTCGATGAAATAATCTCTGTTACAAATGAGGAAGCTGTTACAGGCGGTTTGGATGAAGAGGACGATGATACTTTAAGAGAACGAATTGTTGAGTATGATCGAAGCCATGACATTTCCTATGTTGGGAATGTGGCAGACTATAAACGATGGGCATTGTCAGTTCCCGGTGTTGGTGCAGTTACTGTGATACCAGCAAAAGATGACTCTGGAATAATCAAGATCATCTTAATGGATCAGAACGGAGTACCAGCATCGAAGCAGATTCAAGATGCTGTGTATGATTATATTATGCGTCCAGATAGTGAATCAGATCGCTTAGCACCGCCCAATGCTGTATTAGAGATAACGGCTCCTGAAACAGTAGTAGTTAACATATCAGCTGTGGTTTATTTGAGAGAAGCAGAAATTGGCGATGTGCAGAATGATTTGAAAGCTGCACTTCAGTCATATTTGTTAAATGTTTCATCGAATGATAGTGCGGTTAGAATATCAGCGATCAACAGTATCCTTGGAGCTGTATCAGGTATCTATGATTATGACAGTGTACAAATCAATGGAGTGTCAAAAAATGTAGACCTTGAATCTGGACAAATGCCGGTTTTAGGAACAGTAACAATAACGGAGGGATGATACTATGTGGTATAAAACAGACCTTATGGAGCAAATCCTGACGAGTGAAAGTGCAAAACAAATGATTGACTATGTATCGCCGATTTATGGGAAATCAAGAATCGGACTTTGGCTGTTCCAAGTGATCGGACTTGAGATAGATGACGTAAAAACAATATGTGAAGATATATTTGATCAGATATTTGTTGATCGTGCTACATGGGGGCTCCCTATTTGGGAAAAAGAATACGGAATAACGCCGCTTCCAGATCAGACGATTGAGCAGAGAAGAACACAGATTTCGCAAATGAGGATAAAAAGGCCTTTGAATCCTAAAAGGTTTGAAAAGATCATAGAAGCTTTGAGCGGTGTAGAAACAAAGCTCATAGAAAATACAGCAAAAAATACATTTCAAGTCAATCTTTATGGCGAAGTAAATAATTATGATGAAGTAGTAAGAAGAATTGACGAATTGAAACCAGCACATTTATTGTGCGATATTCGTGTTTCAGACGTTATAGAATCAGAGACGGCATTGAATTATGCGATTGTTTCAGGCTCTTGTGAATATTCTTCTTCGATCGTTAGTGAGGTATAAAATCATGTGGGAAAATACAGTAATTACAAATGCAGGTATTGAATTATTAAAGAATGCCTTAAGCGGAGGAACAATAACAGTAACAGCGATCAAGTCTGGTGCTGGTAAAGTTGACGTTAGTGCTTTGAAAAGTCAGACGGCGGTATCATCAATTAAGCAGTCTGGAACAGTACAGGGCGTGACAAAAACAAACGAAACAATCAAGATAGGAGTATTGTTTTCAAACGCTGGTTTATCTGCCGGATACAGCATGACACAGCTTGGAATTTATGCAAAAGGATCAACCGGAAGTGAAGTGTTGTTTGCGATTTCTCAAAGTACAACAGGGAAAGAAGTTCCGGCAGAATCGGCTATGCCGTCATGGTCGTTAGTACATAATTTTTACATCAAGCTTAATAATGATGTAACAATGACAGCAACGGTTGATCCAGAAGGGTACGTTACATTTGAAACTATGCAGACAGCGTTAAATACGCATACAGGAAACAAGAGCAACCCTCATAGTGTTACTAAGTCGCAAGTAGGCTTAGGGAACGTTCCGAACGTAGCGACAAATGATCAGACACCGACATATTCAGATACAACAACTCTTGTGACTTTATCAAGTGGCGAGAAAATATCTATTGCATTTGCAAAGATTAAACTTGCAATTACAACTCTGATTAATCATCTTGCGAATAAAAGTAATCCTCACGGAGTTACTAAAAGCCAAGTTGGATTAGGCAATGTAGAGAATAAAAGCAGTGCTACAATCCGTGGAGAATTAACCAAAGGTAATGTAACGACAGCCCTTGGTTATACACCGCCTACACAGGATACAAACACTTGGAGAGGAATCCAGAATAATTTAACGTCGGATGCAACAGATCAATCGCTTAGTGCTGCACAAGGGAAAGTCTTAAATACAAATTTAACACGCCATACAGGAAATAAAACAAATCCGCACGGAGTGACGAAATCACAGATTGGTCTTGGAAATGTGGAGAATAAATCAAGTGCAACGATCAGAAGCGAGATTACAGATGCTAATGTGGAAACGGCACTTGGATTTACGCCAGCAAATCAGACTGACATGACGAATGCACAGGATGCTATTACGCAGCTAAATTCTGATACTGCAAAAGATTTTAATGTAATTCCGAACGGAAACCTGAAAGCATACCTAAATGTGTTTAAAGTTGGGAAAGAACTTGTAATCATGGGCGGAATAGATGTACCTTTTACCTGGGAGAAAACATATTCTTTTCTGACAATCGAAGGATTAACAGCTGCCAAGGCAGAAAGCGGAATGTTAGTTCCAGTTCAGGCCCCAGGACAAGACGTTACATTACTCAATATCCCTAAAGGCGGTAATGCTATCACAATCAATGCTCAAATGCCAAAAGGGTATTATTATATTGCAATTGCTATACAGCTATAATTATTCAAAGTAACATCCCGGCGGTGCTATTAATACATAATTTCCGTATGCATTTAGATTATTCAATGTAAATCCATACCATTCAAGTGAGGTTGTAAGATTAAGGTCCCCAAAATTTATAGGAATTACTTCATCCACATGCTCTGCTGAAAAACGTACACGAATGACAGATAATACTGTCGTTCCATTGCTATTTCCAAACAATAGGCACGCCAATTTATCTACTTTTTTAGTAATTTCAGAGCAATTGCTAAAAATAATTTTTGCAGAAGTATCTATTCCAGTGATAATCCATTTCACGTTAGCCTTATCTGCCTTATCAACCTTATCAGAATTTAGCTGCGGAAGTCTACGAATCCTCCGCAGCGGAAAAGAGTATAATGCACACATAACACACAAAGGAGAATGTATTATGCGTGACAGAATTATAAGCAATGTTTTGATTA